ACATCCTCATCGTCCAGCTTGCGTTCATAGCAATGGACAATTTCATAAATCTCCTTGGTGTCAAAAACGATGTCCCGGCGACTTGCATTGCTGCGGGTTGCCATTGCAGAGCGATCAACCGTGATGGTTTTGCCCTTGCTGTTCTCTACAACTGCTTCAACCCATTTCCTGTCCCACCCTTTGCTTTCTATTCCATCATACAAAGCTTCCTTGGTTATGAACTCCTTGTAGTAGCACCGTCTGGCATCCTGCAACTCGGTAGTGTCAAGCGGCACAAAGAAATCCTCCCCCAGCCGCAGGGCAACCACGGTTGGACGATTCTTGACCGTCATCTTGACAGGATAAGTCGTTGCTCCTGTCTCCCGCAGTTCACGCACCATCTTACGCATCTTGGACTGCTTGACCTCTGGGAGTATCAGCAAGCCAAGCGCAATCGCTTCATCCTCCCTTTCAGGATCAAGAATCATCTCTGGAAACATGGACAGGTTCTCGCTTGTCTGGGCAAGTTGCCCCACTGCCTCCATGTCAATGTCCGCAATGGTCCTCTGCTCCTCCACATCCCAGAATACACCGACAACTCCTATGCCGTTTTCCAGCATGTAGTTTGCCGCAAGTTCCGCTTCATCATGGAACTCCTTAATTTGGTTATGCAACTGGTAGCGCATCAAGTTGGTCACAAGACTTGCCTGTTCCGCATCGTTGCTCTCTGTCGGGAATGCCGACACCTGAGAGGATCGAAGGGAGGTCATCAGCATGTCGATGTCCTCGTTGATATAGGTGTCAATCACCGGGGGGCGACTGTCTGATGCACCATCAAACGGGACAGGGTTGCGTCCCAGTTTCGATTTCCATTTGCGACCATCGTCGCTTTGCCCTGACCACACGTTGAAACGGGTCTCCCAGTTCAACCGTGTCCTGTCGTAGTATTCGTTTCCCCTGCGAACTATCTCGTGGAACTCGTTCGCAATGTCCTTGATGTCTTTATCCATTATATTTCCATTACCGCACCTTCAGGACCAAGCTTCATAAGGTCTCTGATTGATTCCCGCAGGAACCTCCTTTGACGCTTGTCCATGTCTATCAACTGCAAAACACCCATGTCGGCTAGATCAATGACAAGCTTTCTATTCATGCCCGTCACTTTGCATACCTCATGGGTTCTGAGTGTTAATGGTAAGTCGTTAAAATTAACCTTCATACTCATCTCCTCCTGTTGCCGTCAGGAGATCACCGTCCAAGGACAGAACTCCTGCCTTGAAAAGATACCTGTCGCAATCAACAACATCCTTCAGCGCACCTTTAAGACCGTCTCTTCCGGTGTATTCCTGCATAGCGTAAATTGTTTGCTCACACTCTTCGGAGATGTAATAGCGTGGACAGTTCATTGAGGTCAGCGGACTCGTATCGTCGTAGTCCAGATAATCGTTTATCAATTGCAACCCCTCGTCTATGTGACCCCCCGGTGCAGGTATGAAAACCAAGCTGGGTCCGATCACGTTTCCATGCTTGTCCCTCTGCTCGTCTTCCAGCAGGGATATGATACTGGTTCCCTCCTCGGCACTTGGAACTGCCGCACCCCCCATGCGCGGGTCAATCAGTCTCTCGTAAATCTTCTCCTTCTTTGATTCATCCCAAGTCTTCGTTTCCTCGTCATAAATCCATCCTTCCGCTTCAAGGAATATCTTCTTGTAGGCAACAATGGATTTACCCATTGAAAGGGTCTGTGCCGGTCCCGGCTTGCCATCGGGTTTCTCGCTGGGCAACGCCCATTCACCATAGTTCTGCCGGTCTGGGAACTCCCGGTAAAGGAACACCCTTCCAATGTCATCAATGATGTACCACTTGAAAAACCAGTTCTTGCTACCCGCAGGATCACAACTGACGTATCGAGTCCCCTTGTCCGGTATGGTGTCAACCGAAACAACATGAACCCTGTCATCAAACTTGTTGAACACATTGCCCTCAAGTTTTTCTGCCCAACCGTATGCCCGAATCTTGATGTCTGTTGAAGGTTTCCCTTCCAACATCCTGACGATCTGCGTGTATCCCCCAAACGGATTGTAGTGACTGTGAAAACAAATCGCCCGTGAACTCTTCCTGAACGGTTGGAGGATGTAGGGCATGTGTCCGGGGCGACATCCCTGAACGTGAACTGTTTCAGGGTTCAACAGTTCCGCAGGTTCATCCTGAATCACTCTTGCCCCTGCAACATAATCCTTCACTGTTGCACTATATCCCCTGACAGGTGTAAACGATAGGATGAGTTTACCCGATCTGGTCACAATACGAAACCGCAGGGTCTCGACCCAATCAAGGGGGACAAGCTCATCACAAAGAATCATGTCGCACTCACCTCCCTCAAGAACCGTGATGTTCTGGGTATAATTCAGGAACCGGCAACGAGATCCATTTGGAAGGACAAAACACTGCTCAGTGAACCCCCCTTTGTCTGTCCAGTTGACATTTACCCTGCTCCCTTTCTTACCAAGGTCACGCCATTCGGGTGGCAGGTATTTCCTTATGACGGGTTGTTGCAACTCGATTGAGGTAGCCAATGAGGAGTGGAAACACCACACAACGGCATTCTCGATGTTGCACAGGGTCTCAACCGCAAGCTTACATGCGAACTCGGTCTTTCCACTACGATTGCCTCCCAGAATCAGAAGCTCATCTGCATCGGTAAGCAGTCGCCTTGCGTCTTTCCAGCAATCGAGTTCAAACCCGCAGCGAAGGGGATCAATCTCCCCCAGCTTGATTGCGTTCTCCCTCTTTTCGATTAACTCGACAACAAAATCAATGCCCTGCTCCTTGGCAAGACTCTCGATCCTCTCGTCAGGTATTGTCGGAAGATACGGGTGTGGTGTCTGACTGTACTTCGACAACTTCGTCCCAGTAAATCGTGCCGTCCTCTGAATGTTTCAGAAGCAACGATTCACCTATGCCGGTGTTGTTCCCCCTCTTTGAAAAAACCAACTGGAATTCATTCGTGTCATTCTTGCGAACAAGAACACTCACTGTGCGCGGAAAGTTTACAAGCTCACTTGTCCCTGCCGCAAGATAACTCATGTCGGTATGGGACCAGTGACTTCGAGCGTGGGAATCCACGCTTGGCTTGCCGTTGTGATGACTGACCATGATTGCACACTTGTGCCGCTTCGCCAGTTCACCAAGACCGTGCCGCAGGAATCCTCCGACAACCTTCTGGTCGTTGATGTTGGCATTGATATAATGCAGCAACGGGTCAATTATCAATATATCTGGCTTAATGTCAGCAAGTATTTCCTCTGCGACCTCCAGAAATGCAGTCCCCACCTTGTCATGGTTGGTGATGGTTACAAGGTTGTCCGCAAGCAGTTCGTAGTGCCGTTTGCGAAGCTTCAAGTGCCGCGCAATGCCATTGAAGTTTTCAACCAGTTGCTCGTCATCGTTCTCACCATTGACCATCACAACCTTCAGTTTGCCAGCAGGTTTTAATCCACAGAAATCCCTGCCAATTGACCAGCACGTTGCCATCTGCTGTAACAGGACACTCTTGCCAATATGCGAAGCTCCGGTGAACAGGGAAACGTAACCACGACACAACCATCTCTTGCCAACAAGGTTCGTCCCGTCATCCTTCTTTGCTTTCATCTTGGGAGTGAACCGCATGACACTCCCAAACCTCTTGGACTTCTCCTTGGCAATCCATTCCTCGTAAGATTCAAGACCAAGATCAACCCCAAGCAACTCCTGCATCTGACCACCCCGGCGAACCCCAGGTAATCTACTGAGTCGGCTGGGGTTCTTGTTCTGACCGTCGATGCGATAGCGTTCCATCGACTTGTAAATTTCCTTGACCCTATCATCAAAGGATTGACGGTTCCTCGCTCCGACCTTCACCCAACCGTGCATGGATTTGCCACCTGAATATATTAAGGCAGACAGGGGGAGTCCGCTTTCCCTTAACACGGCATACTGTTCCTCCAGTGCCCCGTCATCGAACTCAACCAGACAATGCCGGTAATCAATCACATCCTTGTCGGCAATACCCCCAATGAGCAAAGGGTTGACACAGATGTAGGTTCCCCTGCTGCCAAATAAATTGTCACCGGACTGACCATACATATCCAGCCACTCATCAACTGGTTTGCATGCGCCCCTGCTTATTCCGGTGTTGCGGGGCAGGGCAATCCTGACCCCCTCACCTTCCTTAAAGCATTTCCTGAAAATCGTTGTAACCGCATCTGGCATTCCTTGTGGCAGGTTCTTTCGCGGACGATGAACCGTGACCTTGGTCTGCACCATTGCTACTGCTGACACTGACTCCTCCCTCTGTTGTTTTGCATAAGCTGATCGTATGGTCGTGTCTGCCTCTCCCTCGGTCAAACCGTCCTGCAACGCCCGTTCAACAAGCTGATCGCTTGCCTCGTCGTAACTGTAATTGTGATCCCTAAACTGACATGCCGCATTGAACAGGCAATAGTTTCTGGTTCCCTCTACTGAACCCATTTCAAGATACTCAATCGTCTTCCTCGGTAAATTTTTCGTCATCATCATTCTCCTCACTTATGTCATCCAAAACAGTTACCACCAACCTCCTGAACAGCACCCCAAGGATGCTCTCGTAGGACATGTCAAACTCATCGTAGTAACGCTGAATCAAGGACTCCAAATCCTTGTAAAGCATTGCTTGCTGAGTTCGCTCGTCTATTTCCATATTCCCTTGCTTAACATCAAACCGATTATGCCATAATTGGCCAAGTCACGGTAGGTGTCCTCAAGGGATTCATGGTTCACCTCGCCCAAACCGGACATCTGCTTCAGGAGGATGTTCCGCATTCGACTTACCTTATCCTGTGTCCGAACCATCACACCAAGCTCGCCGTTTATGGAGATATTAGAACTCCCATAATCAACCTGCTTGCTGTCAAACAACTTGACGCACTCAAGGGACAAGCGAAGGAACTCGACCCCCATTTCTGTTTGGAGGTCGAGTCCTTTTGACAGGTACTTTATGTTTAACTCTTGTCCCATGAAGGCACATCCTCATCGTCGATCACCTTCCGTATGGACCGTTCCTTCCCGGCAACATACCTCTCGATGGTGTTCTTCGTCTTCCCCTCGTAGGTGTCTGTACCCACCTCTGCCCATACATGCTCGCCCACGATGTTATTCATGTAGTTTTCATCCATTTTAGCGGACTTGCCAACCTCCTGCCCGATGGCTGGGAGGAACTGCTTGATCTTCCACTGGGCTTTTGGCGTGAAGACCAAGTTGTCCCAGATGTAACGCTTGGTCTTTGTCTCCTCAAACATGAGGTTAATGATCTCGTTCCCCGCCTTGCTTGTGCGGAACTCGTAATCCTTTAGTCTCAACTCGTACTCACCTTCTTCAAGGTTTCGCGGCATCATTGCCGCATCGCTCCGGGGAGCTTCGTCTGTGAATGTTATTTCTGGCATTCTTTTAGTATGTTTATGTCAGGTTTCGTTTTGGTCGTTTCCAACAGTTTTCTAGCAAGCTCCCGCTTGGCATCTGTTGGTTTCATGTCATGTTTCTTTGCATACTTCGCAACCAACGCAGTGTTGCTCACTTTGCATGCGTCAAGAAATTCTTCCTGTGTCAACCCAGACAACTCGAAAGCTTTTGGGATGTCCGAAATGTAGGTTGACCCCCTGCGGGACTGAAACTTGAAGTTGTCCAGTTCCGCACCCTCCTTCAGCATATCCTTCGCCTTGCCCTCCACATCGTCACACCACTTCCTTATGCGCTTGGCAAACACCATTGCACGATTGACCGCATCGGGTG